AATTCGAATATTATTGCAAAGTAGGCAATAGAATCCCGCGCTATGATGATCCTCAATGGCAAATGGCAAATGATCTAGCATTTCAAGTCATGTCTGGTAACAAACCTGATATCACGGATGGTGCAACTCGCTTTCATGCAATCTCAGGATCTGCTGGCCACACCAGAAATGCAATACGTATAGGTTCACATCTATTCTATAGGAGATAAGATGTCAGTTTTTTATGATATGTGTCATAATGATGCAAGGCTTAGTATAATAGCTGGGCCCTGCATATTTGAATCGAAGCAACATGCGCTTGATATGGCAGGTGCGCTAAAAGAGATATGTGTCTCACTAGATGTAAATTTTATCTACAAGACATCTTTCGATAAGGCTAATCGCACTAGCAGTCTATCTTATCGAGGTGTAGGATTTGATGAAGCCTATTACGGTATGAATGCAGTTAGAGAGGTTCTTGGTGTCGAAGTTCTCACCGATGTTCATGAAGCATGGCAATGTGGATCTGTAGCAGCCGATATATTACAGATTCCCGCATTTTTATGTCGGCAGACTGATCTTCTTAAAGCTGCGGCCGAGACTGGTAAGCCTGTAAATGTGAAGAAAGGTCAGTTTTTATCTCCGAAAGAGATGGTTAATATTGTCGCAAAGCTGGAATCATTTGATTGCAATAAGGTAATGCAGACTGAGCGTGGTACGACATTTGGTTATAATAATCTTGTGGTTGACATGAGAAGCTTAGAGATTATGCGTGCTAATACGCCTGCTAATTATCCTGTCATAATGGATTGTACTCATGCAGTGCAATCGCCAGGTGGATATGGTACATCATCCGGTGGTGATCGTGAAATGGTACCTGCGATTGCTCGTGCCGCGGTGGCCGTTGGTGTAGCTGGTATATTCATGGAAGTTCATCAGGATCCTGATAATGCTCCATGTGATGGTCCTAATATGCTTCATTTAGCCAATTTTTGCCCTGTACTTGAGAAGCTACTTGAGATAGACTATGTTGTGAAGAAAGGAGTTTGATTATGAAACTAGGTAAAATTTGGGGTGATACTGAAGATTTGTTCACCAGCCCTAATGTAGAAGTGCATCGCATCAATACAAAGGCAGGCTTTCGGTGCTCGCTTCATAGTCATCGACATCGTTGGAATGGATTTTATGTCATTAGTGGTATAATTGAAATTCATACAGAAAAGCAATATGGTCTAACAGATGTTACAATTTTAGGTCCTGGTGATTTTACCGCGGTTCCTCCTAATGAAGTGCATTGTTTCGTTTGCAAACAAGATGCACAGGCGCTTGAAATCTATTGGCCTCAGCATATGGAATCGATTGATATCGTTCGCAAAGACGTAGGCGGGTTTGTTGCTGCGCTTAAGGATGCAGATAATGCAATCTGAACTTGTTATTATGACAACAGATAAATTTGTATCATTACTTGATAGAATTGTAGTAGAAAAAGGTATGTCATACCTAGATGCTATAATGCATGTTTGTGATACGTCTGGTCTTGAAATTGAAATGGTTCCTCGTCTAATCACACCGAGAATTAAAAAGATTCTTACAAGTGAAGCCAATGGATTAAATCTCTTAAAAAGACGGTCCACCGAACCAAGGTTACCTTTTTGATGAAAATCAAAGTTGAGAAAATTGTCGATATGGTGAGGCCGCAAACTGTAGTGCATGTAGGTGCATCTACAGGTGCTGAAGTCGATCATTATATTGCATCAGGTGTTGAGAAAATAGTTCTCGTAGAGCCAATTCCTAGTATCGCCGAAGGTTTGGCTGAGAAATGGGGATCTGGTAATAAAGTTGTAATATATGAATGTGCCTGCATGGATTATGATGGTGAAATTGAATTTCATATCGCAGACAATCAAGGTATGTCATCAAGCATTTATGCCACACCAAATAATGAAATGCATAGATGTAATTTCATCGATAAGATCATAGTTCCATGTGCCACTCTTGATGGGTTATTTGAGGAGATGAACGTCGATCTACTTGTGATTGATGCACAAGGTAGTGAGCATAAAGTATTGGCTGGTGCGAAGGTTACATTAACCAAAACAAAATATATTTTCTGTGAGGCAAGTGAAACACCTTTATATGAAGGTGCGTGTACTTTTTCTGATATATCAAATATATTATCAGATCGATTTGAATTGATTGGAACTTTTTTCAATGAAAGAGGAACGGGAGACGCCCTGTTTAAATGGAAGGAATGAAAGCTTACCAGGAATATGTCGCGTTGAAGCTACACTTCACGCAAGATAGGTATGACTATTTCAAATATATGGGTAAGACGCGTTCAATTAGCGAAAGTGCATTTGAAATCAGAAAAGACGTATTTCATTTTCGCAAACTGGAACGTAGATACAAAGATGATCTGACTAATTTTTATGTCGCAAATATGTCTAGAGGTAAAGGCATCAAGTGGGTTGGTGATCTGATTACACTAGAGGCCGAGAAAACTTATGTCGATTGGAAACGGCATATGGAATCTATCTCTTACATGTTTAAACAAGATATGCAAATCATATCTGATTCATGTCAGGATGTTAATAAAGCATGGCAGACTAATGGTGAGCATCCTGAGGTGCTTCGCTTGCATCTTGGTGATAAAGTAAAGCTTGAGAGTTTGATATTGGCTGATAGGGTTTTGGGATTTCATCAAGCATGGGATGCACGTATTCAAGATACGATCATCTGGCCTGATGTGTCTCGCAAGATGAGAAAATATGGACCCTTTGTTAAAGCCGATGCATCTATTTTGAAGAAAACCATGCGTCAAGTGTTTATTTCTTGACACAGGCCGTTCGACATGATATAAGTAGATGTGTGGTCATGATCGAAGTGAAATACAAGACACACAAAACATACAAAACATACGGAGAATATACAAATGACTAATGACTTCGCTTCATTGAAGCGTTCTTCCACCAATAATCTGGATCGCCTTACTAAGGAGATCGGTAAGCTAGCAGGTGGCACCAATCAGCGCGAATCCGATGATCGTTTTTGGCAACCCGAGGTTGACAAGGCTGGTAACGGTTATGCGGTGATTCGTTTTCTTCCTGCTGCCAAGGGTGAGGATCTTCCCTGGGTTCGTATTTGGTCGCATGGGTTTCAAGGCCCAGGTGGTTGGTATATTGAAAACTCTCTGACGACTCTTGGTCAGAAAGATCCAGTGGCCGAACTAAACTCTAAGCTGTGGAATAGCGGTAGTGATAAGGATAAGGAAATCGCTCGTAAGCAAAAGCGGCGCCTTTCTTATATTGCTAACATCTATGTTGTCAAAGATCCTGCGAATCCTCAAAATGAGGGTAAGGTCAAGCTGTTCAAGTTTGGTAAGAAGATTTTTGACAAGATCAATGAGATGATGACACCTCAGTTTGAAGATGAGAAGGCTGTCAATCCCTTTGATTTCTGGGCTGGTGCGAATTTCAAGCTGAAGATTCGCAACGTCGAGGGATATCGTAATTATGACAAGTCAGAATTTGATCGTTCTGAACCTCTGTCTGATAATGATAGCGAATTGGAATCTATCTGGGCTTCGCAGCATAAGCTTCAAGCTTTTGTTGCACCAGATCAATTCAAGACTTATGAAGAATTGAAGGCGCGCCTTGAACGCGTGTTGAATGAGGCTGCTCCTCGTCGTGCTTCAAATGATGAAGATGATGAACGTGAGGAACGACCTGCATCACGCGCTTCAGCTGAGCCTAAGACTCGGAGTACTCTTGTAGAAACTCTTCCTAAGGCAGCTAGTGCCGGTGCTGGTGCTTCTGCTCGACCGCCTTGGGAAAGTGATGATATTAGCTTGTTTGAACGGCTGGCTGAGGAAGACTAATGAATATGCGGGCTTACAGCCCGCTATTCACCATTTGATGACCAACCAACATGATCTCTCGCACTATTGAGAGCATTATCAGGATTTCTAGTTTGTAGACCATTTCTATTGACTTGTGATGAATTTGATTGTGATGGTCTTTCAGGTGGTCTATTTCTTCTAGCATTACCTTGAGATGGTATAGACTGTGGTGGTAGAACTATAACTCTACCAGTTCTACCACCACTTAATCCAAGTTTTAATGTTTCTGCGGTTGCTGCACCATCTCGCGCAGCTTGTAATTGTTCTATAGCAAGTTCTATATCACCAGCTCTAAGGTCGGCACCTTGACTAGATCCTATTTCTTCAATTTGTCTTGCTTGAGTAGAAGTTATTCTACCTTCTGAAACAGCCCTATCAGTTAGATTGGTCATCTGTTCAATATTTACGTTTTTTTCGCGCTCTTGTTGTCGTAATTCTGCGCGTCTTTCAGATAATCTTGTTTGTAGATTTGCACCTATCCTTGCGGCACGCGCTGCTTGTTCATTATAATCATCTGGCATATCTTCTGATTCAGACAAATATGAATTATAAAGAGCAGTCGCAATTTCTTCGCCATAAGATGATCCAACATAGGCGCCACCCATAGCGCCAAGAAAAGTACCGATTGGACCTAAAGCTGATCCTATAAAACCGCCGGCGGCCGCCCCGGCCATTGAACCGACTGTGCTTCCTAAAACTTTGACAACCTCAGATTTAAATTCTTCTTCGCTTATATCACCAGCATTTCTTTGTTCTATTAGATTTTTTATTTCTACAGCACCAAATATTACATCTACTGCTGAACCTGCAGCAATACGTATTGCTCTTTTTGGCTTTGGATGTTTAGATTCTCTTTCAGGAGCACCTGATTGTGCTTGCTGTGATGCGGGTGCTTGTGGAGGAGCTCTATCTGGAGATCCAGGTGGAGTTGCTGGTGGCGGCCTGGAAGCTTCAGGTGGAGTTGCTGGTGGCGGCCTAGAAGCTTCAGGTGGAGTTGCTGGTGGCGGTCTTGTACCGGTTTCAGGTACTGATGAAGGTCTTGCACCACCTGCTCCTGTAGCAGATACTGCACCACCTGCGGCGGCCGCCCCCGCAACGGCAGCCGCGGCCCTACCTAAAGGTGATGATGCTCTAACTCTATTAGAAGGACTTGATTGATTCCTTGGTCCAGTAGGTCTTTGATTAGGCGCAGGAGTTGATCTATTCCTAATAAGAGCTGTACCAGCTAAGAATGTGGCTAATCCTAAAACTATAGCAGTTATAAGTTCAGCATTTTCTGCTATCGCATTTGCTATATTTTTTACCTTATCTACAAATTCATCAATTGATTTACCTAATTGCTGAATTTGTTCAGGTGTCATAGTCAATGCGGCTGTGATAGCCGCGGCAGCTGTACCTATTCCTAAAAATGTCAATAATCCTAAACCATCAGATACACCTGATTTAATAGTTCTTATTAAATCTCCTTTTTGGCGTGGTTTATTTTGCTTATTTTCTTGTTCTAATCGTAATTCGCGCGATTGTCTTTCATAATCACGCAATGATTCAGTATCTTCTTGTTGTGCCATAACTGATCGTTGAATTTCGATCAGTCCCTCTCTAGCAAATGAAGCAACTTGGGATATGTAACCATATATGTCACGTCTGAATGAATCAAATATATCCATAGATACAAACTGAGAGGCTGTACCATCACCTTCTGATCTAGAAGTCGTATTACCTGCAATGATAATACCTTCTCTGGTCATTGTACCAAATTTTTCGCCTCTTGGTAATTGAGCCATTCTATAATTTTTTGTCAGATCATGATATCTGTCAGTTCTTTCATCATAGACAAATTTCGTGCCTATCTTTTCTGCAAGCTCTGAAAGATTAGGCATTTTCAAATTCCTTTTCTATGAGTAAAGGTAAAATTGCCAGGTCTTGCTCAGGATTATTTTGGCCTGCGGAAGATAATGTGATAGTTTCTGGCTTAGGTGCAGACTCAGCTATTGATGGTGCACCAGGTTGAGAAATTGGTTGAACAGTAGGTGCACCAGACGGAGATTGGGGTGTTTGCATCTGTTGGGGTCTAGATTGTGTTGTATCTTGGGTTACTGGTGTTGGTGTTCCTGCTGGTGTAGATGTTCTTGCTGGTATTGGTGTTCCTGCAGGTGCGGTTTCTGTTACTGATGCAACATTTTGAGGACCTTGTAATTGTGCCCTACCAGCCGTAATCCCAGCTTGATAGTTTCTTTCAAATCTAGATCCTTCACCTGATGCTTGTGCTTCTATTCCACCTGCTAGCGATGTCCAAGTTGGATTCAATGCACGTGAAACTTCTTGCAATTTACCTGCACGTAGGTCTGTATACAAATCTCTCCTGGTACGAGCTTTATAATCTTCTTGCGCTAGATACCATGCTGCTTTATCTTGATTTTCTGGGCTAAAATCTGGCAAATTATATTTTCTAGATAAGCTATCCCAAGTACCTTTGATAAATTGATATCTACCTGCAGCACTAGATGTCTTTCCTGCATTAGGTCCTCTTGGGATAGGTACATCGATTCTAGGATGTCTGGAAAAATCAAGGCCATAATCTGCGAGAGTTTTTCCACCGAAAATAACATCATATCTTCCCGCGCTTTCCGGAACAGCAATAGCATCCAATAGACCTCTACCTTCAACAGGTATGTCTAACATGATTCCTTGAGGATTTCTGCGTCCTTCACCTTCTACAACTTCAGATGCAAAATTTGTTGCGGCTCCACCTGTTGGTGCACCTCTTCTGCCAGTTGAAGATGTTTGCGGACTTGTTGAAGGTGCACCTGGAGGACCAGCTCCTCTTTCCGTTGATTCGGGTGAAACTTCTGTGGTAGTTTCTTCTGATGTTATTCTTTCAGCTAATTCTTCTACTGTCATAGCTGCGGCTCCGGCACCTAATAAAAGTCGTGCGCGGCGATTTGATCTTAATGCTGATAATGCTCTACGCATTCTATTAAGTAAAGAAATACCACCCAACGCACCTAATGCAGATATAAGTGGGGTGCTTATGCGCGAAAGAACGCCAGCTAATGTAGTACCAATCGAAACAATTCTTGATATAATATCTTTAAATTTATTAAACATATCTTTGAGAAAGGACGGTTTGTCATCTTCCTCTTTTTGTTCTTCGACTATTCTTTCAACTTGACCTTCTTCATCAGGATTTCTTAATCTTTCTTTTGTGCTTTCAATTTCTTCTAGACGAATACGATCAAGTATTAAACGTTGACGTTCTTTATTATCATTCAATTGTTTAAGAGAATTTATCATCTGGGTCAAGGTTTGTCTAACCTGAGATATCACAGATTTAGATTCACCACCTACCCTACTCATATCTCCAGGTTTTGCAGATATTAATGCATTAAGAGATGAGGACATGGCATTCCCTGCATTGCTATTACCAGAACCCATATATGTCTGCAAAGCATCTGTCAGGGTTGCCACTTATTAATTTTCCCTCTTTTGTTTCTCGGTTTCGATAAAATCTATTAATAATTTTATATAAATTTCCCTCTCCCAGGGCATCATATGTTCAATTTCAGTCAAGCTATATTTGTGATGTTGCATGAGTGAAAAATTTATCGTATAATAATTTGATAGTGAGTTATGAGAGAGGGCCATCAAAAAAAATCAGACAATCCCTTGAGTGTAATAGTATCTTCTTGACCACAACCTTCGCATTTGTATGATAGTGTATGCTGCAAACGTGGCATGGTTTCAAAAAATTTCATTATTTCCATAAATTGCTGATTGCTCAGACTACTGACAAATTGACGAGCTTCATCCAAACTATCAGGTTCATACAATTCTTCGTCATCATATACACATTCGATACATTTTGTTATCAAATCGATTTCATCTATACCTGATGAAACACTAGATTTAATATCAGCTAAAGTTGGATATCTCATTTTCATTGTCAAATTATCTGTTAGTTTGATATTAGGTGAATGGTCATCCCTAAATTCGACTTCAACATCATCTAGATTAATTTCAATTTTTGTGACCGCATCACATTGCTCACCATTATAATTTACACCATCAACGTGTCTATAACTAAGATTTACTTTTTCACCGACCGATTTTGCACGAATCTTTAGAAAAAGATATTCAATATCAAATGATGGAAGTTTTTCTATATCAATACCTTCAGTCATTATACATCCAGTAATTACATCAATCATAGCTCTATTCATATGATCGATGTCTTTAGATTCCATCGCGATTAGTAATGTTTTTTCTTCTTTGACTAGAAACGGTCTAAAAACTATTTCCTTTTTATTAGATGGTAAAATCAAAGAAAATGTCGGAACCGCAATTTTAGGTAATGCCATGATAACCTCCCACTTTTAAATACCAAACAATGATGTTCTTGATCCTATTAGAGAATTTCTAAATTGTGTACCTGTTTGATTAACAATACCACGTACACCGCCAGCAAGTCCATTTTGTGAAAATAATGATATAAGAGGTGAGAATCTGTCTAGTGTATTGACAGTACCTCTTAACAACATTTCAAGACCATATAGATTTTCAAACGGTAATGCATCAGGATGTCTTTCTTCTGCTGTAAAATATTGCATTTGCACAGTTAATTTTGCAGCCCCATCAGCACCCCAATCCATCTCCACATCATTTATGGTTATTGGATATGCTTCTGTTAACTTTATTTGATATAGAGGAAATACTGTCCTGTCTCCTGGTGCATTGTATATGTTTTGATTTAATGGATTAAATGCATCTATAACATCACCAACAAGAGATTGAAGATCGGTGCCTCCTCGTATGACTGAAGATGCGATACCGACAGCAGACGGAGTTTGATATTTCGGTGATTCTGCAAATTGCAATACGTCAACTTGACCTGTCATTTCATCATAATAAGTTGCATCAAAACCACCAACCTTTTGTGGTCTACCCTGTGATCTACGATAGCTAGCACGACCGCCTGCTGATATTGCCATATCTTGCCAGGCCATGAATATCTCTCGCTCTATCATATTTTCACTAAGCAATACACGAAGAGTCATAGGTTCAGTTTGAAATGAATACGGAATTTTTCTGGTAGGCCCATGATATCTTTGTTCTATAGTCATTAATGACCTAGCAGGTATAGATGCACTTTCTATACGCAATGGCATATGTGATGTCTCAAAAAATCCTCGTATTGCGCTAGGTAAAGTTAGCATTACCGAAAAGTAATTTGGTTTTGCTACACCTCTTTTACCTATTTCAGCCGAAAATTCTGAGATATTAAATCTGCGATTTGCCATTATTGCACCTTTGAATAGCTGTCTCTGTGGACTGCGCTTGTGCTAGCACCTGAGAATCTTTCAAGCGGCATGAACAGTGCAATGTCCCATGATTTGGGGTCTATTCTGAAAAACTTGGTTCTTACGTTAGAGAATAGATATTGTTTTATGCAGGGTTTATAAAATCTATATCTTGTAACAGAACTGAGCAGATCATATGAAATTTGAAGATGTGTGCGTTCATCATAATTTTCATCACTTATCACTGTGTATAACGCATCCATTAATCTGGCTCTAAGTCTTAGCGGTAGATAATGCATATTTAAACCCATAAAACCCTGAGAGGATGAAGAACCTGATGCTCTTCCTCCTAATCGTTTAGAATCAAATGGTATTACCAGAGGGTATCTATCATAATAAGGTAGCTTATCTTTCGTTTTTGGATCATATGCAAATAGATACATCTGACCTATCATAGGAACAGTCACCATTGCACTTCTATCTTGTGCCATAAGAGCATTTGGATTCATAGCAACTTTACTTGCTTGAGCGCGAAACCAGTTTCTAGCTTGTAAAGTTTTATGAGGCAAGATACCTTGCTTTTCACCTGTGGTCAATATTCTATCAAAAACATAAGCTACCATTATTTTAGCCCTAATTCCTTCTCTGTGATTATCACAAAATCCCAGCTTCGATCAGCGCAGTATTCTCTGGCAGCTTTCCACTTTGCGCTATTTATCCCATATCTGGCTACTTCAACAAGATACTTTTTTGAGGGTCTCTTTGAATTATCATGAGGTTTTGGTTGTTGTGTTTGACCTAGAGGTTTAACCTCAATCATTTTTATTTTTATAAGGCCGTTTTTATCGCGCATCTTTATGACAAAATCAGGGAAATATCTATGCCATTTTCCATCAAGAGGAGATTTGTATGGTACTATAACTTCTTCAGAACCCCATTCAATCACATTTGGATTCATATCAAATTCGGACATAAGTTTTCTTTCCCATAACGAACGAAAAATAATATTCGTCGGGTCTCCTTTATATTTTTTAGGATTGATAGGTCTATATTTTCCTTTATATGCCATGTGCTTATCTATGGCATAAATACCTCAGATTAGCTATAAGAAAGACTGTCATGTCAGGCAATTTTCTAGATCCCACAGGTTCAATGCAAAGAAACATGAACGCGCTAATGGAGCGCGGTCGGCAAGTTTCGCCTGCATTATTTGGTAATAATCCAACACCCAGTCTTTATTTTCCAGAAAATTATTCAAGACTAGATCATTTTGTAACATTTAGAGCATTAAAATTTCAAAGTGTCACTAGAACATCTAGCATACAATCAGATATACCTCTTGTTGGTAATAGAGAAGGTGTTGCTGGTAGAACTTTACAAATTATATCATTACCTATGCCAGCTCAATTACAAACAGGCTATAATGCTCGTTATGAAAATGATAAAGATATATCCGCGGTAGAAGAAGTCATAGCTACGGCAGCATCAAATGTAAGAGGTGATGCAGAAGAACGCGGTAGAGCTATAGGTCAAGGTATAAGCAATGCTACAGGTTCAGCAAGAAATCAGTCGATAGGCGAAAACGTTTCATCTATATTACAAGGTATTCAAAATCAAATACAGCAGCTTAGACAAAATCCAGATGCTCAGGTTGGAGGCACAAGTCTTGCCGCGGCTGGAGCTGCTGATCTTGGTTCGGGTTTATTAAATAATGCTATAGCCGCTAATCTTGCCGGTGTTGCAAGAAACTCTCATAAGGTAATGCTATTCCAAGGTGTTGCTCGGAGAGATCATACATTTCAATTTAGTCTTTCTCCTAAAAATCGCAGAGAAGCGGAAGCAATACAGAAGATAATTGAAGCATTCAAATATCATATGTCTCCAAGTTATGGATTAGGTGGAGTTCCTGCAGCATTTAGAGGTTTGTCTGAGGGGGTTGGTCTTGGTGGCGAGACTACAAATTTCATATCAGGTTTAGCATCAAATGCTGGATCAACATCACGCGCTTTCTTTGAATATCCAGATGTGTTTCTAATTGAATTTAACAATCGCAGACAACTTTTTACTATAGGCGAATCTGTACTTTCTAGATTTGACGTCAATTATCATCCTATGAATTACCCAGCATATGTTAGATCATTAGATACACCTAATGTAGCATCTCCTGCTGAGATTGCCATTAGTCTGACATTTACCGAAACTGATATTGTCACAAAAGAACAGATAAAGCAGAATCGTAGGTAATCATGGCACAATATTTCGCGCCCTTTCCTAGAATAACATATAATGTAAAAGCTTTAAATAAAACTCTTCGTGTGACTGATATCACAAAAAGATTTATTATAAGCGATTTTTATCGTAAAAATTTTATTTCATATTACACATATGATGTTAAAGAAGGTGAACGACCAGATAATGTTGCTTATAGTTTTTATGGTGATTCTAATCTCGATTGGGTAATATTATTACCAAATTTAATAATCGATCCATATTATGAATGGCCTAGAAGTCAATCTGAAATGGAATCTTATATAAGAAGCAAATATGGTAGTACAGAAATGGCTATGAAACAGATACATCATTATGAACAAATTACTCAAAAAAGAAAAGAAGTTAGAAATGAAGATGGTGAATTAATAATTCTACCAGAAAAAACATTAATAATTGATTACGAAACTTATATTTCTTTAGGATCTAGTGATAAGAAACAGGTAAATGCTTATGATTATGAAATTCGCACTAATGATAGAAAACGTAATATATCAATAATTGATCCAAGTTATGTCCCATCTTTAGTAGAAACCCATAGAAATCTCTATATCTAATGCGCCCAGAATCTAGATCAGGTACCGGCTTAATTCATAGACTGTCGATTACATCGACGGCAACATCTATCAATATGGATATTAAAGCTCTTGCTGGTGAGATTAGCTATTATGAAAGTATAGATTCACCTTGTATATCAATGACCATAAGTGTTATTGATGGTGCAGGGTTAAGAACATCTTTGCCTATTGTTGGTGGAGAATCACTTACATATAGCATATCAGATTCATTTGCATCATCTAATCCTATAACCAATAAAATGATTTTATATAAACTATCTAACAAAGTTAGGGTAAAACCTAATGTTGATGCTTATGATATGTTTATGACAACAGAAGATTTTTTAAAAGATCAATATACTTTGGTGTCAAACTCATTTGATACAAGAAATATTGATGAAATGGTTAGAAAGATATTTGATGAACATATCGCGCCGATATCAGGTAAAAAATTAGTTACTATAGAACCTACTGATGGACTTTATACCAGTACATTTCCTAGGGTTAGTCCATTTACAGCATTAAAATATCTATCTGATGAAGCTAAAGCCGCGGATAGAAAAAGTGCATCAAATTATTTCTTTTTTGAAAATGCTAAAGGATATCATTTTGTATCATTTCAGTATTTGATAAAACAACCGCCTAAAAAGAGATTCTATTTGCTTGAAGATTATCTAGAAAATGATAGACAGTTTGAAAGACAAAGAGTTATCGCTATTGAAGAACCAGTAAGCTTTGATATGATGTCTGGAATATCTACTGGTCAATTTGGTACACAAGTTCTCGCGATAGATCCTGTCGCTAAAAGATTTAGATCATCACAATATCTTTATGATAGAGATTATTCTTCCGTTGATCATTCTGCATCAAATCGTAGATTGTCACCTAATACATCTAAGTCATATGGTACCTCAATATCAAGAGAAAAATTCATAGTATCTAATTCATATAGAGGTTCATTATCTTTTGTATCAGAAAGAGAAAGTGATACTGAAAATGATTATCGCCGCCGCCAAGAATTTTTAGGATTTGAGACTGCATCAAAGGCAGATTTATTGTCAAATGTAACTAAAGTTATGGTTCATGGTGATTCAGGTATAGCCGCAGGTGATACGATTGAACTTGTCATTCCTCAATCTGGAGAATCCAGAATGTCTCGTAGACAGTTTGATGGTCTAGCGGGCGGTAAATATCTGGTTACCGCGGTTGCACATAGACTAGGTGGTATGGGCTTTACATATGGTACTGTTATGGAATGTGTCAAAGATTCTTATTCTCAGCCAATTGATGGGAGACAATAATTATGCCAGTCCGTGATGGTGAGTGGTTAGGTACAGGCGGATTTACTTGGTTTATGGGTATTATTGAAGATAGAAATGATCCAATTCGTATTGGACGTGTTAGAGTTAGATGCTTTGGTTGGCACACATCTGATAAAGAAACACTACCTACAGATAATCTACCTTGGGCACAGGTTATGATACCTGTAACATCAGCATCGACAAGTGGTGTTGGAAGTTCACCGACTGGTTTAGTCGAAGGTAGTTGGGTTGTTGGGTTTTTCATGGATGGTAATAGAGCACAGCAACCAATGGTCATGGGAACCTTTCATGGTGTTGCTGGTGATGCCTCAACTTCAAGCGAAGGATTTAATGATCCAAATGCAACATATCCTGTGGTACAGAATACTCCTGATACAACAGGTCTTGCTATAGGCGGAACCGCATATATTAATCACTCAACAACATTAGATAGGTCAAATAATCGTGAGAGTGTAAGAGATGTTCCTACCGCTAAAGTGATGCCGCTATCATCAGTTACATTTGATGAAGACGCTGAAACTTATGAATTAAAGACTTGGGATTTTCCTGCATTACATAGTGACACTAATCCACCGTTATATCCATTTAATCATGTTCGTACGACAGAATCAGGTCATGTCATTGAATTTGATGATACTGCGGGCGCCCGTAGAATCCATGAATATCATGCATCTGGTACTAATCGCGAAATCCGTGATGATGGTACGAGAACCACTTACATAGTTGGTGATGATTTTGAAGTGGTAATTAAGAATAAAAATGTTTTGATAAATGGTTCATGTAATGTCACAATCAAAGGTGATGCTAGATTGCTAGTCAATGGAAATATGATACAAGAGGTTACTGGCGATTATCATGTATCCGTTAGAGGTGATATGCATACAAAAGTTGACGGTAATCAATATTTTGAGATACTTGGTTCTGTAAATTCTCAGATAAACACTAATGAAAGCAAAAGAATTACTGGTGATAGTGTATTAACTGTTGGTGGTGAATTGACAGAAAATTATAACGGTGAACATAAGACTACAAATTTGTCTGATATCACAAATATAGTGCAAGGTGATGTATTACAAATAATATCAGGAAAATCTACTAAAGTTTCTACTGGAGATATGGTATTGGGATCGGGATCTGAAATGAATGTAGCAGGTAGTTCATCTGCAACATTTGGTTCTCCTGGTCCAACCAAAGTCAAAGGTTCTAGGGTGGATCTAAACTAATGACTAATGCTATACACAGACACGGTGATTCTAGAATATGTGGTGCAACCACTACAGTGATTGGTCAAACAACAGTCTATGCAAATAATAAATTGGTTGCTGTTAATGGTGATACCAATACTCATGGTGCAGGAGGCTTAATAGCAGCTACAAAAAATGTTTATATTAATGGTAAGATGGTAGCTAATATTGGTGATCAAGCTAATCAAGATAATCTTTGTGGTGTACCATTTCAATCACCTCTGCATTGCAATCCTTATGCAACCACAGGTTCCTCTGACGTATTTGTAGGTGATCCATGAGCGGACAGATAACTGAACGGTTGGTTACAGCCGCACAAAGAATAAATGCAAATTCTGCTCCTTGCGGTATTGGCGCAGGATTACAATCATTAAATCAAGCAATTAGTAGAGCAACCACTCAAGTTGAGCAGGTATTACAAAATGCAGCAGACATTGTATCTGCAATACAAACTTTACCTCAAACTATAGCAAGAGAAATTCAAACTGTAGCTACTGAGATGGTTGATGGATTAGTTGGTGAAATCACATCAGAACTTGACAAAATAACTCTCCCTGATGAAATCAGAACATTGATGTCTGCGGTCAATGATCCAGTTAGATTTGTACAGCAATATATTAGAATTGAAAATCTATTTCCTGATATCAATCTAAATGAGTTATTAGGACAAATATCATTACCTGGATTTAATTTATGTTCAATGGTACCAAATATAGAAATAATAGGTGGTCAAACTACAGAACAAGCTAATCAGGTACCACCGTCTTCTGGTAATGCTGAGGCTCAACCACCACCAGCTCCAATACCTACACCAGAAACACCAGTAGAACAACCCAATACATCGATTGCTGCACAGAGGGTAATTGTCGAGGAGCTACCTCCAATTGGTGAAAATCGCGGTCTTACAGAGCAACAAAGACAATCGCGAACATCACAGTATTATAATGAATTGCTTGCCAATACTAATCAACGCGCTGCTATTCTAACACAGTTAGAAAATGCAGTGCCAGGTTCTGATGAATATAATCGATTGCTTGATGAGAGGGATCGACTTAATGAAGAATCGACTAGAATTAGGGCAAATAGACCTAATTAAAATAATACCCTAAAGGCTTTTTGTCTCTGCTAAATATGCCAAGAAACGGAGATAAAAATGTCTGGTGCCATAAAATCGCTTGTGTTCAAAGATTTTGATCTGAACATGAAATCGCATCCAGTAACAGGTAAACTTATTACTCGTAAGAATAATGATTCTTTGAAGCAAGCTTTAAAGTGTCTTATATTGACTGACAAAGGTGAACGACCGTTTAGACCATTGTTTGGTTCTGATATTCGTCAAAGACTATTTGATTTAATGGATCCTGCTATAGCATCCACTATAGAATTTGATGTTATGACTGCAATCAAGAATTATGAAGAACGAGTTGAACTAATAGCTGTGGGTGTTGACGGTGATCCTGATAGCAATAATCTTGTAGTAAATATAACATTCAGACCCATTAATACTCAAGTACCAAGCACGTTGGTGGTTTCGCTGGAGACGATACGATAATGGCAGCTAATAGCGCATTGACCATCACAGGTCTAGATTTCGATTCAATTCGTCTCAATCTGCGTAATTTTCTTGCAGGTAGACCTGAATTTGTCGATTTTGATTTTGAAGATTCTGCAATAGGTACTCTACTTGATCTTCTATCATATAATACCTATTATATGTCATTTTATGCAAATATGGCTGCTAATGAATCATTTCTTGATACTGCTCAAATATATGAGAATGTTGCATCTAGAGCAAAGATGTTGGGTTATATTCCCTTATCAGCTAGAGGTGCTAGTGCAAATGTCAAGATTACATTTAATACGGCGATAGCTAATGCTACATTTCGCACTATAACAATTCCAAAAAATACTCAATTTAAATCGACAATAAATTCTGTTTCATATACTTTTGTGACACCAAAATCTTATTCTATTGCAGCCAATTCATCAAATCGTTTCTTTGGTTATATTGATGTAGTTGAAGGTACACCATTAACTCATAGATTTTTATTTACTGCGGCCAATACGTCATTTGTTTTACCAAATGCTAATACTGATACATCTTCACTATCGGTTACAGTAACTACTTCAGGTAATACGCAAACATATACAGAAATATCTGATTTAAAATCAGTAAATTCATCATCTCAAGTATTTTTCATTGAACCTGATAGGAATAAACTTTACAAGGTAGGTTTTGGTGACAATATTTTAGGTAAAAAACCCGCATATAATAGCACAGTAACAGTAAGTTATAGAGTTAGTAATGGTGTTAGAGCAAATGGTGCTAATAATTTTACTGCTATGGGA